TGCGGCTGTATGAAGCAAAGCCGGTATAGCCGCTGTCACGCCTGGCGTTATAAATGCCAACGTTGCGTTTCACCAGCGCTTCCCGGTCTGGTCGGGGTACCGAGCGAGTAACCTCTTCATGCTCATCAAGTGAGTAAATCAGCTTTTCCGAACCGGCCACATCAGCAAACGCCCAAGACGTCAGCCCAGCGTTATGGATGCGCAGCGCGAGATCGGGATGTTCGTACATACCGCGACCGTAGACAGGATCGAAACCGCCAATCTTCTCGATAGCGCTGCGGTGGTAATACAACATGACGCCGCGCTGGCCCGTGTAGGCAACGTGGCGCTTGTCGCGATATAGCACCGCCATATCGTTCAACTTCTTCGGACCTGACAGGTCTAGGAACTGATAGGCCAGATGCGGCTCAGGGGAATCAATGTAGGGCTGATGCCACTCAGCAGCTACCGGCCACGCATCATCATCAAAAAGGAAAAGGTGCTCGCAACCGGCATCCAGCAGCACTTCAATGCTCCTGTTTTTGGAAGCAACAATGCCCAGCGATTTATCATGCCGAATGAGCTGCACACCGTCAGGCACTACAGCCGCAGGCGATGATCCATCGTCGATAACAACCACCAGCGCGCCGGGCGGTAAATATCGATGGTGCTGAGCAATGGCTCGGGCCAGAACGTCAGCGCGGTTGTGAGTTGTAATCGCTATTCCGATGCGGGCCACTTGTTGGCAGACAGGCGCATACGGGACACCGTCGATAGTGACCTGCATAAAAGGCTCCAACAAAAAAGCCACCAGCGGATGTTGGTGGCTTTAGATAATTTAATTATATAACACTCTTAAGCCGTCTAATTATCGGCTTGCCAATTTCTTACATAATTCGCGAATCGAGTAAATATCATTAGTCTTTCTGTCTGGCGAAAACATCATCGACGGATTGTTCTCCGATTTAATGTACTCGTCTATATTTACTACACCAAGGCAAACCCATTGAGCTGTTTTCTCTTCTGGGTTCAATTTATGGTAAGCATACTCTAGAAGTTTTGTTACTTTTTCACCGGCATCTACATTGCCATATAGTTCATATTTACGATCATTACCTACCAAATAAGTTCTGAGCAGTTGGTGCATTATAACCTCCATGATAAAAAGGTTATGATGCCAAACTGATTCAACATGTCCAGTTTTCCCGAGACTTTTCATTATCACAGGTAAGAACAATCGAAAGTAACGCCAAGTTTTGCCAGCTCGGCTTTCTTCGCGTTTATGCGCTTATCTAGTTCAGCCACAGCTGCTGGCCTGATGGCTTCAATGAAATCGGCATCCTGATAGGCTGACTGGATAGTGATACCCAACCCGCCGCCACCGCCGATTGTTTCTTTCTGCCGTTCGAGCTCATTAAGATGATTCTTCAGGTGATAGGCTTTAGCCAGGTTCTCTACGTTCAATTTCCCCTCCTGCACTGCTGCCTGATGTAGTCCTGCAACCCTGCAATCATTTTCCCGCTGGTTTCGATTCGCTGCCGGAGATCGAAATAATCCCGTTCAGCGGCGTCAGTAAGTCCGGGGCCGGTTGCATCATCCACGCCGGCGGCGCTGGAGGGTTTGGACACTGGCTTGCAAGTTGCGTTGATGTGCAGCCGCTTATCGCCAGCAGCAACATCGCGCTGCAACCCTTCAATAGTTGCATGGGCAATTTGTAGTTCTCCGGTGTATTTTGCATCGAGCGCCGCAACGGCGCGCTGGCGGGTTGTTAAATCGGCAATGGTGCTGGTGGCTTGCGCTAGATTAAGCTCGGCTGCGTCGGCGCGCTTCTTTTCGTGTGAAGCGATTTTTGCAGTGATTACCATCATCACTATCAACATACCGACAGCGAATGTTTTCCAGTTGAAGAACGTCATACCAGCAGCGCCGCACGCGCTTTGTTGTAACGGGCCTTACGGTCATCAATACCGTTCAGCCCACCGTTGATAATGCGCGTTACGCGATTAATATCTCCGTATGCCATGCAACCTTTTGAGGTGTAGAACCAAGCCGCAGAGCGCGCGGCGTGTAGCTCCTGCTCCAGCAGTTGCGGCGAAGTCACAAGGTCGAGCTTCAGCGCGGCGCCGCAGGTGCGGTAATTTTCCAGCCCGGTAATCTGAATCAGGCCGCGCCCGCGATACTTCCAGCCATCGCCCGGGGCGTTGTTGCCGAGGCGCTTGCTGTACACCAGGTTCGCGATAGCGTCCTGCCGGGCCGGATGTGTCGTCGTTCTGCCGAGCGCGTCGGCCTGCTGCTGAGTGATGCGCTTGCCGAAAGTAGCAACCAGCGCTGCGGGCGTATAATTCAGGTTCTCCACCACAGCGGTGAAGCCGTCCGACTCATGCCCTACCTGCGCAATAAACATCGCCTGGTCTGCTGGTGCGGTAATGCCGAATTCTTTCATCGCCGCGTCAATATGCGGAAACCAGCGCGCAGCTAACTCGGCGCTGATGCCAGCCGCCATTTGAAATTGTTGTTGGTTCATATGATTTTCCGGAATTAACTCTCTACACCACTGTTTCGCCCGTCACTTTCGCTACATTGCCACGGGCACGCCAGATGATGACGCAGACGAAAATATTCATGATTAGCTCGCCATAATCGACCTGGACATAAACGCCGTGCCAGATTCGAAACGCGGTCCATGCCGAGCCGAGGATTAAGCCGTAGGCAAGCCAAGCCATGCCCGGACGATGGCGTCCGCCGCGTTTGCGGAAAAACAACAGGCGAATACAAATCAGAATGCAGGCAATGGCGTTGACGTTAATCAGGAGCGTTTGCCATGTCATTTTTCCTCCTTCAGCCCGGGTAGACTGCCGCTGCGCGAACGGGAAAGAACGCGTAACAGGATAGTGACGGAAATAGTTGAAGCCGCCAGCGCGCCGATGGCCGGGGTAACTTTAATCTGCACTGGTGGGCTGAGATGGCTTAACCCTGCATTAATAACAGCGGCGATAATCTCTGAAGCCATCCCTGAGCAGTACACGCCACCGACAAACGAAATCAGCGCAAACGCGACCTGCTTCCACAGCTTGTGGTCTTCAGCGTTAAGCACGTACAGCGCCGCACCGGCCAGCGCGCAAATCATCACTGCCGGCGTTGCTTCAGGAAATAGTGAAGCAAATGTGACGCCTGCTGAGCCTGCTGCTACTCCACCAGCGATAGCGGTTGTTAGTGGTTCGGACATTAAGCCCCCTCTTTGCTGTGCATCCTCTCAAATGAGGGGAATGAAAAAAGGCCGCCGATTGGCGACCCTGTTAATTTGTGATGAATATCGCTTGACCACATAAACCATTTTGGTTTATATTAACCCCATCGACAGGCAATGACGCCAGATTATCGAGGGCTTGAAAATGACTACTATCTCTATCGCTTACGAAGTATCAGAAGAAAAGTTTCAGCAGATTTCGCAGATGGTCGCAGACCAGGAAATTCACAACGTAAATTTTAACGGTGAAGACCTTGAGGTTGCCCGCGGCGATTTCACCTGCATTGATAAAGATGATGCAGAATACATCGTCCTTTTGAACAAGATTAACGACATTATCGGGTTCTAAAATTAACACTGCCGTACAGGCAGCCTAACGGAACTAATATGCCGCTACAGGAATACATTGATAAACACTTTGCAAGCGCTGCTGATTTTGCCAGGGCTTGCGAGGTCCTCCCGCAACAAGTCAATAAGTGGCTTGCAATGAAGTGCATCGTCGTCAATGGCAAGCTTTATAGCCCTCGACGCGACATACCTCAAAAAGATTAGTTAATCTGTACGCCAGCGCTACTTATCGCATAGCGCTGTTTAATCTCATCAACCGTCTGGTTAAACCGTTCTTCTTCAAGCTCGACGCCTATCCCACTTCGCCCCAGCTCCATGGCCGCTTTGATTGTTGAACCGGAACCCATAAAGAAGTCAGCTACCACATCGCCGGGACAGCTGCTAGCGCTAATAATTTCGCGCAGCATGTCGGCAGGCTTTTCACAGGGATGTTTACCAGGGTAGAACTGCACCGGCTTGTGCGTCCAGACATCGGTGTATGGAACAGAAACCGAAACGCTGAAAGGCCGCCGGAGAGATTTGAACTCGTCCAGCAGCTCGGAGTATTTGCGATTCAGTGATTGCCATGTGGCCACTAGTTGGTGGTGCGGCTTATCGAGCTCACTGCTCTGGTGCCTGGCAATCGCGATCTGAGTAAACAGGGTTTGAAGCTTGAGGTAATCAGCCTCGTTTGGCAGCTGCCACTGACTGACACCGAACCAGTGAGAAGCCATATTCTTCTTTCCCGTCACTTCCGCTATTTGCTTCGATGTGACACCGAGCTCTGCGCGGGCGTTACGGAAGTAGTCAATCAGCGGTGCCATGACATTCTGCTTTGTGCTGCTGCACTGACCAGCATATTCATCAGGCTTATACGGCCCAGGGTAATGCTCTGCGAACAGAATGCGCTCTGTCGCGGGGAAATAGGCCCGCAGGCTTTCTTTGTTGCAACCGTTCCAGCGCCCGGACGGTTTCGCCCAGATGATGTGGTTCAGAATATTGAAGCGGTGACGCATCAACAGTTCAATGTCGGCCGCCAGGCGGTGACCGCTGAATAAGTAAATGCTGCCGTTTGGCTTCAAAACGCGCCAGAACTCAGCCATGCACGTATCAAGCCATGCCAGATAATCACTATCTCCACGCCACTGGTTATCCCAGCCGTTTGGCTTCACCTTAAAATACGGCGGATCGGTAACGATCAGATCTACGGAATCAGGGGGTAATGCGGCAAGAACTTGAAGGCAATCAGCGTTGAACAATTCAGCACTGTTTATTTTTACAGTATTTTTCATAGATCAGTAAGCGGCTCTCTGGTAGGCTCACTTTGCTTTAGCGCTAAAGCGGTGGGCCTCGGTTCGCTTGTGACCTCTTACATGAGCGAATGGCTGGTGATTGCTACCAACAACCACCAGCCGCCCATTCTCACAAATATCTGCCAGTTAATGGCAACGTTTAAAATTCTCCCCGCCTTTATCTTCAATCGCCAGCCCGGCCATAACAAGCTGGGTCAGTATTAACTGGCATCGCCCCGCGCTTATGCGCATGAGATTTGCCAGATATTCAACAGACTTCCAGTTATTTTTACTCAGGCAGCAATAAATGATTTTTGCGGTATAAGTCATATCCTGCTGTTTTAACATAGCTTTTCACCATTTCGTTTCTGATGATATACAGATAACTCTGGTCGAATAAGCCAGCAAGATGAAAGTAAGTATTCGCGTCTGACAGCGCAGTTAATACGCTGGTATAGGGTTCCCCGTGTCGTGGGGAAGACGCCGCCGCGAAACGGGTGTACGGAAACGCAAAAACCCGCCGAAGCGGGTTAATTACAATTTTGACAACATATCAAATTAGGCTTAAATATGGCTCATTTTGTTGCATTTTGCAAGCCTGTTAGAGGGAGATAGTGAAATTTATATCACATTTCTACCACTTTAAGCGCAACTTCATCTTCCTGATTACTCAGCGCCATTGCCAAAGATTGATCGTCTAAATCTACAAAAGCTGCTTTCATTCGTTCCCAATGCCCAGAATAAACGCGCAGCCATGTGGAACGATCCACGCTAAGCATGCGCGCAAGCGCAGCACCAGCATAATCCTTATAGGTTTCATTACTACGTGCCGAGGCCACCTCCTGCCCAGCGAGCCATACCAGGCTAACCAGTTTTTTTACAACCCGTGATTGCACCGGTTTTTCAACCAGGCATTTCTGATAAGTAGTCCAAACGTAGTTACACATAGTGACCTGATGCTTATAGCTCAAATCAAAGCCGTAGCAGTAGCGTAGCCAGGCTTGTTGATGTTCATCGAGGGCATTCACAGCACGCCGCCACGGGGCGCATGCAAATTCATAATCTTTTATCGGTGGCATTGGCCTGCGTCGGCTGCGCGTTTCCATCACGTACAAGGGAGCTATCTGCGAACTCACGTAACGGATCCCTTGCTCTCCCTCAAGCTCAACAAGATTAACGCAACGACGCTTGACCGCTTTTTTATCTGCTGGAGGATGTTCGCTGAAAGCTTCTAGTTGCCCTTTCGTACCTCCAGATAGGTCCCGTAGCGCCTGGCGAAGCTCATTTCTTACGTAGTTCAGATCTTTGGTATTCATATCACTCAGCGCTCCATACACTTACGCTTTAACTATTACGCCGATGGCCAGCGCCCGATCAAGAAAGCGAAATGCCAGCTCAAGCTGGGTTCCATTTTTCCGTTCGAACTCTGCGACGTCTCGATGTAACTCGTCGTGACACTCTCTGCACAGAGGGATCACAAAGAGATCGTGGGCTTTTGTGGCTGTGCCACCCATACCGTGCCCTATGATATGGTGCGGGTCGTCTGCCGGTCGGCGGCAGCATTCGCAGGGCTGAATTTTAACCCAGCGGGTATAAGTCTCGTTTTCCCAACGGCGGCGCTTGGGCCGCAGCATGAATGACTCCGGACTCTCGGGATCCGCAGCAAGCTTAAGAACAGGTTTTACCTCCTCCTGCACCACCTGCGGTTTTTCACTGCTCCTGCTGTTTATCACTGCTCCTGCGGCTTTCGCTTTCTCCTGCACAATGGCGGCAGCCGGCACTGAGGGCTGAATATCGCTTTCCCGGTATACTGAACGAATTGGCTCATCAGGGAGGCGCAGGGCTTTACGGGCCATCCCTTCCGGCAGACAATCCGCCAGATCGTAACGAATCGCCCACCAGCAGATTTCTGGCAGCGTTAGCTGATGGGTATCATCAAAACCCAGGCTGCGCAGCACCGCCTCAATCATGAAATCCACTACATTCCTGCGCGCCAGCGCAGCAAGCTGCTTCGTCGTCTGTTCACGCAAGGAGTTATCACAGTGCCAGCACAGACGAATAGCGCCCGGTGGGTAGCGCATAATGACGGTTTCAAGATGGTGGTAATCACCATGCGGCCACTGGCATCCGCTCTGCCTGCGCAGGCGGGCATCCAGGGAAGGCAGGCCACCAGCAGCCTGAATAACCCGATCATTGGTGAGGAACGGTAGCAAGGCCTCGTCGTCAGCCAGCGGTTGGAGTGCCGCCGGCACAATACCGGCAGCCATGGTTTTAAGGTGTTCAGGCTCGCTCTCGATTAGCACACGCCCCTGTTTAAACAGAGCCATCACGTCTGAGCCCGGCCTGAATAACACCACGCCGAGGCGCGGTGCGATTTCAGGAGTGAGTAGCGCTCTCATGCCACTTCCCGCTGCTGCTCTGCGCACAGTTCAGGAAGATTGGCGCGAACCAGCGCTTCGGCAAATGGCGGCGGGACAGCATTGCCGCAGCGCGCTACCTGTTTGTCTTTCGCGTATTTCACGCCGCGGTAGTCACGGTCGATGATGTACCACTCAGGGAAGCCCTGAGCACGATACAATTCGTGCGGCTGAAGCATGCGCATTCCAATATCGACAATGCGATAAACCACACCGTCGATCGTCACCAGCCCATCACTTTCAGCACCGCGATATTCCCGCAGGAATGACAGCGTTTGCTGGGCACGATCTTCGTTAATGACATCCACGGCCAACTCTGTGCGGATTTCACCGAAATGCAGGCCGCCCGCCGTAACGGTCTGGAGAGGCGTTTCTATAGCCTGACCGGTATTTGTTCCGCGCATTTTGATGATGCTGGATGTGACCAGGGCATGATGATCTGTAGTCGTGACGGTATGAACAGGCTCGTCCATTGCCACACCAGCACCGGTATAGTTTCCCCCAAAATGCTTAATGAGGTTGGCCGCTACGACCGCAAATTTATTGCCGCCAGCAGTGACGGTGCCCAAAGGATTATCAAGTTTAAGCACTCGAGGGGATTGCCCCGGACGTTCGCCGTAGCCAACCTGTATAAGCGTTGGTGCTACGAGCTGCGATTTACCGCCGCCGCCAGCAGTAATAGTGGCGCTTGGCTCATCTGCACGATGCCCTGTACTGGCACCGAACTGTCGGGCGATGACCGGCGCAACAACGAAAGCGCGGGACTCTTTCAAAATTGTATGGGCTGGTTGGTCGAGTGAACGTGGTTTTGCCTGATACTCGCTGCCGCCATTGCCTGCGTGGAACGGTACGAGTGCAGTTTCTACCATCCCTAAAGCGTGTCCGTTACCGCCTGGCCGCTTTGAGGTTCCAGCTGTGATTGTTGGGACCGGCTCATTAACACTTTGCCCTGTAGCACCGGTACGGAATTTCGTTATATGTGGCACCGCCACAGCATAACCGTGGGTTTTCGTAATTGTCTGCAATGGCTCCGTTAGTGCCTGGCCCCGGAAACAATCATATTTTGTGCGAGTGCTGGTGTGGTTGCACTTCACGATAAACGGCGAGGCGCTGTCGATAACAAAGCGCTGGATGCCGCGCGCGATGCGCTTAAGCGTGTTCTCCGCCAGCGGGCGTTTACGCTCAAAAATACTCGGACACTCAAGCGACCAGTCTATGCATTCAGCAGCTGTACGCCAGGGTTGCAGCGCGCCGCTTTGCACAGTTGGAAGCTTAGGATCGGCATGTGTTGCTTCCGGCCAGCGCACCGCGGCGCCATCGCAGCGCATAACCATAAAGAAACGCTTGCGGATCGTCGGCGCACCATAATCACATGCACGCATCTCCCGGTAATCAACGTTATAACCGAGGCCCGCCACCAGCTTATTAGCGTTCTCACTGGCAGGGTCAATGCCCAGGAATTCACAGCACTCCACCAGCGCCGGATGTCCTGCCGGAACACCGCCGGACAGCATGCCGCAAAATGCTTCAAACGTTTCACCTGTACGGGCAGGATCCGGGCGCATTTCGCCAGCCAGCAGCGGCCCCCAGGTCTTAAATTCTTCCACGTTCTCAAGCATCATGACCCGCGGGCGTTTTGCCAGGGCCCAACGAATAACGATCCATGCCAGGCCGCGAATCTCTTTCTGCACTGGCTTAGCGCCTTTCGCCTTCGAGAAATGACGGCAATCAGGGCTAAACCACGCCAGCCCGACCGCATTACCGCCGGTAGCAGCCACCGGATCAACATCAAAGACGGATTCGCAGTAATGCAGGGTGTCCGGATGGTTTGTTTTGTGCATTGCTATCGCGTTTTCGTCGTGGTTGATAGCAATATCCACGCTGCGGCCGATGGCGAGTTCAATACCCGTAGAAGCACCGCCACCGCCAGCAAAGTTATCGACAATAATCTCACGCATTTACAACCCCCTGCATGCTGCCGACCAGGCCGCTAACTACAGTGATAATTTCGCTGGTGGGCATACGCTCAAGCCAGAGCTGATTGATATGCGCCTTCATCTTGTTTTGCTGTGCCATGTCCAGATCCTCAGCACCTTCAACACTGGAAAATACAAGCCCAACCTCTAACGGCCAGATACGAGACTCAACCTCCGGCAGCGCAGTTGGTTGGCGCGCCGGGGTGCTAATCACCGGAAGATTTGTTTTAGCCGCCGCAAACTGAGCCAGCGCCATGAATGCACGGCCTTTTTCCTCAAGATCCGCACGGTTTATGTAGCTGAATCGGCCGCCACTCCAGGACCTATCAAACACAGCGATGGCGCCAGCAAAAAATGCTCCCGTCGGCTGCTGTTTATCATCAGCAGGAATGAACCAGGAAGGCAGGTCGAAGCCAATACGCCCGCGAATGAAAGCAACGTGATCAGCACCTTCAGGCCACCATGCCTCACTCGTTGCTGCTTTTATGAGAAAAACATAACGGCCGCCCTTCTCACGCATCGCTGCTGCATAACTCATAATGTGAGTCATACCCGTAATGGCCTGCTTGCCGACATACTGGGATCGGCTATACGGTGGGTTGCCAAACGCAGCACCCCCGAGTTCTGCCACACGTACTGACCAGTCCTGCGTAAGCGCGTTATCTTCCGCCGTGTACCATGCCGGGCATTTCGCATTGCCTTCGTCAGCAAACAAATCCAGCACCAACGGCCCAAACATCGCGTTAACACCCCAGAACAAGAGCTTTGGTGTTTCCCATTGATCGCCAACTTCTTTCAGATAGTGAGCAGGGGCAGCGCGCAGTTTATCCAGCGCCTCACAATAGGTGTTTGTCATTGCCAGTTCTCCGAACGGGTGATACCTGCGCGCAGGTTGATAATGCGTTCACGTTCAATAGTTGAAGGGGTTACATCCAGTAATTCCAGCAGCACGCGGTCAGCACGACGCATTAGGCCCTTTTCTCTCAGAGAGTCGGCCAGCTCAATACGGCGTTTTCTTTCGATCGGGCTGATGGTTTTGAGTAAGGGCAAAGGTGACAACTCGGAAAACTCTTCAACTTTTTCCATTACTGCCGGTAACCCTTCCTCAAGCCAGTATTGGAAGTGGCCATACTCATTTTTTTCGCGCTTTACCATGTTCAAAAAATAGAGACGCGATAACGTGGAACAGAGGGTTCCCTTTGGAATGCCGGTGATAAGTTCGCGGAGTTCAGGAACGGTAACACCAGGATTCTCTTCGATAAGGCCAGTTACCATGGCCTGCCATTGGGTTCTCATGATGCAATCCTCGCTAAATCTTCCTCGCTGGCCTGCTCTACAGCCTGCGCCCAGATTGATTTCCATGACGCCCTGGCCATTACCTCGTTCATGCGCCCGAGGCCTGCCTTACCGGCTGCGGCTTTCGCCAGCTCTTCGATGCGGCCTTTCGGTTTTTTACCCTGGGCAACGAGGCGGACAAACGCGCCATCCCGTTCTGTGGTATCCACGCGGGCCACTTTTGGCAGGTCGTTAGCGCGCTCCTCTTTCACGGCCAGGTAGCATTTTTCTGTGATGAGGTAGTCGAAATTCTTCTTCCGCCAAGTTTTGCCAGTCGTGGTATCCGGGCGGTTCTCCAGCATCCAGCGGCAGTGTTTGGCGATGTAACGCAGGTAGGCCTGCCAGCGGTCCAGATTAAACTCGTATTTTTTCCATAGGCTGCGCAGCTTCTTGCGGCGATCGTCGGTCATATCCATAACCTTTGGCATCTCCGGCAGTGTGGTGTGATACGCCTCCAGGACAGCGGGGTAATCGATTCTCAGAGAATCAGCCTGCTGCGGGTCGGTTGCCACCGGCGACTGACCAACAGGTTTTTGATCTGATGGATCTGGTGTTGAAGTTACTGACGGATCCCCCCCGGATTCTGGCGGGTGAAGCACTACTTTCTTATCGGATTCTGACGCGTCGAATTTTGATGCATCAGATTTTGACGCGTCAGATTTTGAGGAGTCAGATTCTGACAGTTGAGAAAGTGCAGCAGCCTGAAGTTTTGAGACGTTCAGATGATAGACATTAGAGGCATTGCGGTTGCCTTTTCGACGCTGAGTACGAGTGAGCCATCCCTCCTGCTCAAGCTTACCAATCGCCGTTCTGATAGTGCTTTCACCAGCGCCAAGCTGGCGGGCGATCGTCTCGATAGAAGGCCAGCACACGCCTTCGTCGCTGCTGAAATCAGCCAAGCGCGCCATGATAGCGACACTGGATAGCTTCATGCCCGACGCCGCGCACCCGTCCCAGACATAGGAAGATAATTTGACGCTCACTTGTCGATCCTCTTAAATCTGGCGCGGAAGACGATCAGCGGCGCTGCACACTCCCATTCGTAGCCTGCACGGCGGTAAATCACTCGCTGGCCAATGCTGTCATAGCCGATGACATTCACGACGACGCCGCGATGATCAGCATAATGACGGTTCAGTTTCTGGATGTTCTCTGTCATATCAGCCACCCATCAACTCAGAAGCGTAGCGCTCGGCAATCCACTGAACGCCACGCGGCGTGACGCGTGTCTGTGTGTACGCATGGCCGAAATCAGAAGTGCCAGTTTTAACGGTAAACAGGCCATCGCGCTGGCGTAGCGCATGCGGGAGCAGGTTTCCAGATTGACGGAAGAGCACCTTGTCGCGCAGCAGCGCTGTCAGCATTGCCTTTTCAGGCATATTCAGAATTTTTGCTGTTTCTCGCAGGCTTTTGTTCCCGCCCGCTTCCACGTAATGCTCCACGAACGCGACCTTCGGAGCATCACGCTGGACTTTGTTAGCCAACTGAACGTTTTGCTCTGCCATGTCGGCCGCCAGGCGCAGCGCTTCAGGCAGGGTCTGCGGTATTGCCGTACACTCTCCTTCCAGCTCACGCAGACGGCGGATAATTTTCATGCGCAGCGTGGCGCTGTAACCAGTAATCAGGCATTCGGTGTGTTCGCGATCGAGGCGGTACTCGCGGTACTGCTGGCCGTTCTGGGGGTGTACGAAGTTTTGCGCACACCCCTGTACATCCTCGCCGAGCTGCCCAAACATGCGTTCAATATCCCGAACCACATCTGCGTGGCGCTTTTCTGTCAGCGCAGCAATTTCACGGCTGCCCATTGTCGTTGGGCCAAAAGCTGTCAGGGGCGACGTGAAAATTGATTGGTTATTTATTTGCTGTACCATCCTGCGACCCTCCTGTTGAATACACCTACAATTCCCACTGCCCGCTTGTAGTTACACGGCACCCAGCGGCCTGATACCATGCGCTCATACCGAAACAAAGGAACACCCGGTACCGGGAGCATCCTTAGTTGCGGTAAATGACAATTTGCGATTAAATTGCTCATGCGGATTATTTCTCCATACACAAGTTGAGTTTTTCGCCAAGACGCCAGGGGCCTGCACGCCCGCTGGCGTCACTTCTTTTTGCAACGACTAAACAGCGCAACGATTGCGCGGATCTCTTCCTCACGCGCGGCCAGATGGCGGCGGTGATGTTCGAATATTTCCTCTGCTTCATGTTTCTCTATCACTCCGTCTTCCAGGGCCTTCTCAATAATTTGATCAACCTGCCCTCGAGCAGCAGCTGTTCGCATTGCTTTGCTGAACAGGTCAACACGGTCCAGCTCTTCCATTTTCGGCACGTCCACCAGCAGCGCACCGCGGCGTGCTGCAAAGTAGTTAGCCAGAGCTGAGGTATCGGAGATGTCTTCCATCGCTTCCAGTTCAACAACTTCAAAGAAACGGCAACCGTTTTTCTCATACAAGTTGTTGTTGAATTGCGTCATTGTCATGCCCAGCGCGCCGGACATAGCTTCACGACCACCAGGGATCGCCTTGCACATTGCTTTCACTACTTCTTTGAGGCTTTGCTCTACCATGTTGATTTTCCTTTGGTAGTTACGATTAAACTGCTGATTCGTTAGTCTTTACCGGTGGGAAAACATCATCAATGCTTACTTTTGCACCAAAATTATTGAGTGCTGAAACGATGGCCCGGCACTGATCAATGTTCATGTTTCTTTTGCTATTTTCGTAATGACAAACAGCGCCCTTTGTCACTCCGAGAACACTCGCTAAGTGACCTTGAGTAATGCCTAGCTTGGTTCTAATGGCACGAAGGTTGTTCATTTTCCTCTCCTGTAAAAACATTAAATATACATTTTGTATTCCAATATCGCAAGGATGATATACGTTATGTGTCTCGATTATTGGTATACAGCTTGTATCATTTAGGTATGACTATGAAATGGTACGACTTAGCAAAAACTCTGATGAAAAATCAGGGTATTACTCAAGAACAGCTGGCAGAACACCTTGGGATCACTAAAGGTGCAGTGAGCCATTGGCTGAATGCGCGGCGCGAACCTAACTTAGGAGAGATTGCTCGAATCCTTGAGTTTTTAGGTAAAAAAAATTTTTCAGTCGGCGCTGGCGGTTTGATTATCGATGAAACAACTACTGGGGATGTTGAGTACATCGGACGTTATACGCCGGGGACAAAATACCCAGTGTTAAGCAGTATCCAGGCTGGCACTTGGAGTGAGGCTGTAGAACCCTATACATTGAAAGATATTGATTTGTGGCTTGAATCCGATGCTCATATTCAAGGGGATGCGTTCTGGTTACTAGTTGATGGTGACTCAATGACAGCCCCAGCCGGCCTGAGCATCCCAGAGGGGACATTTGTCCTTTTTGATACTGGCAGAGAACCCATAAATGGTAGTTTGGTAATAGCAAAATTATCGGATTCCAACGAAGCAACATTCAAGAAACTCATTATCGATGGCGGGCAGAAGTATTTAAAAGGATTAAACCCCGCATGGCCACTGGTGCCAATAAATGGGAACTGTAAGACAATTGGGGTAGCAGTTGAAACAAAGTTAAAATTAGTATAATCACATGGTATTTCATGTGGTTACGTTGAATTAAATAATTAAAAGCACCCCGTAAGTAACTAGTTAACTCCAAAACAGAAATTTGAAAACGTCTGAGGTTGGTTATGCCAAATTTAGAAATGATTACTTTTATATACCCATCATTAAATCGCTCTGGAGTTCCATCATCTTCTACTGACGCCCCAGCTCCAGAAATACTTTTACAAGGGCTTGAATTTGGAAAATCATATCCACTAAACATTACTGTTGGAATGTTTCTGGATAATGTAAAAAAATATGTAATTTCAATAGATGTTTTTTTTGAAAAAGAATCAGTACTTAATGGAAATAATAGCATCCAACAATCCGGAGCAACTATTTTCTATAGTAATCAATACCCTGGGCATACCACCTTCATAAACACTCTCCCCCTTTCAGGTGTCCTCATCCCAAAAGAAGGTGTTTATACAGTTGTCCTATCGTTATTTGAATCTCCTGGAAACAATGAGTTAGGAAAGTTATTAACCAGCAATGAATGCAGGTTTATTGTAACTCCTGATCCTAAGGAGCAAGCATAATGGCTCAATTATTTTTAGTGTCTGAATCTGTTAAACCCATTGAAAATGATAGTACAGGACATCATACTCATGGAAATGGAGGTGGAGGAGGTGACGATATGATGCAGCGAATTCGAGAACTGGAAAAAGATTTGCAGCAAATGAAAACCGATATTGCAGTGGTTCGGTCCAATTATGCAACCAAAGCAGATGTTAGTGAAGCTAAAAACTCAATCATTGTCTGGGTCGTTGGTGCGGTGGTTATTTCCCAGATAATTCCATCAATACCTAATATTCTCAAAGTCTTCTTCCATTAAGGAACCGGCCACCGAGCCGGTTTTTTTATATCTCTCCAAAGTTTTTTGAACGATTCATACCCTTCATCAATTTCAGCCTATCCTACAAAAACATTATAATTCAACAGGATACATTTTGTAACCCAAGGAACAACAAATATGTATACATATTGTATTGACGACATTGAATACGAATTGTATATTTAGTGCATCAACAGCGAACAGGCAGGACGCCCACGAAGTAGCCGCCCCAGGCGTATGAAGATGGGGATGAATCGCGAAAATGATGAGGTGGGATTTTATGAACTCGAAGCCAGACTGTGAATTTTATAGCTTTCCTGCAGGCATGACCGTTAAGCCACTCTACGATCAATGCCCGAAATGCGGATGCGATTTAGAAGAGTTTTACAAAGCTGAATATGATCAGGCCAAGGCCAACAGCGTCAAGAATGAGACCGGGAATACTGGGGCGCCAGCATCTGTCGATAGTCACATGAGATGGAAAACCATATTGCTTTGGATGCACCGTTTCATGCATTGGATGGTTAATCCACTCAGCAATGCCCCAGATGATACATCCAAGACCAATCATAAGGGTTTCTTTGATCGGATATTTTGGAAGAAGACCGGCACCATTGAGCAGAATGATAAAAGTTCCAACGACAATGATCACCTTGTACCAAGCATCAAGCGCAAGTCGAGATAAAGGGTTTTGCATGTTTTTCAATTTCTTGGCTGTGTGAGAACTCCAAGAATACCACCGAGCCTGAAGTGGTGAAAAGACAGGCAAAAGAAATGCCTTACATCCCTGTTCTGGCGGCCCGTGTTTTTCCCTAATGTCCACGGCCACCGCCAGCTTTTTCAGGGCACAACGTGAAAGAACTCTGAACAAGACAATAAACACCAAGCCTCGGTGTCCGGTGCGAGGCCAGATTTCTCTCAGTTGTGGTAATTGCGGCTATGCGCACGCGGCGAGGCCAAATTTAACCTTTAGAAATGAAACGTTTCTTGATCAGTGTAACGCCGCCAGCGCTGGCTGTGCTGGCAGGTGGAGGCACCACCACCACAACCCTGTTCCATTGCTGTGTGTAGTCTTGGCGGTACCCGGCTCTTCAACCTATTCAAGGGGGACGAAGATAATGTTCTACCGCGGTACCGCCCTTTTTACACAAGAGACAAGAGCATCACCGGGCGACGGGCTCATAACCCAATCCACCCGGGCGCAAAGGTAGGTTTGCAGACCTTCCCGATACGCAGGTGCTCTTCTCTGTTGTGTATGGAGAAACTGACGGCGGTGGCAGCCGCCTTAACCGAGAGGAAATGCTATGAGCAGTGACCGCATGACCGTAGTGCCCGATTTTCTGGGCGAACTGGACGCCGGCGTATTCATGAATAAAATTGCCGCCGCCCTCAACACTACCGCACTTGGCACGCTGAATAATGGCGGCAAAGGCAAAGTTGTCCTGACTTTCGATATTGAGCGCATGGGTAATTCCGTCGAAGAAAAGCGCGTCAAAATCAAACATAAATTGCAGTACGCCACCCCTACCCCGCGCGGCAAAGCGACCGAAGAAGACACCACCGAAACCCCTATGTGGGTTAACCGCGGCGGGAAGCTCACGATCCTCCAGGAAGATCAGGGGCAGCTATTTGGCATTAACGGCTCGACAGATGGAAAGCTTAAAGCGGCTCAGTGAACCGCACCTGAATAATTCACTGAATTAATATTTCGACCATTTTCTATTTAAGGATTTTATATGTCTCAGCAATTAGACAGCAGCACAATTCAGCAGGTTAAAGATCTGGTCCTCTCCGGCCACCACCTCGAAGATCTTAAAGGTCTTGCCTGTCCGACTGCGTTGCTTCCTGCGAATACCAGCGTTGAAAGCCTGGAGCGTTACAGTCTCGAGCGTTTCCGTTTCCGTGGTGCCATGACTACGACCAGCATTGATGATTTTGCCCGTTATTCTAAAGGCTACGCCAGCGCCGAGGAACCTGCTCGCTGCTTTATTGATGCGGACAATATGACTGCGCGATCCGTGTTCAATATCGGCACGCTGGATAATCCGGGCCATGCTGATAACGTTGCTGCTATCACACTGAAGCAGACTGCGCCTTTCCGCGCACTGCTGGCGATCAATGGCGACCGCCTGAAGCAAAAACAAATTGCTGAATGGCTGGAAGACTGGAGTGATTACCTGCTGGCCTTTGATGCTGACGGAAATACTATGCAAATTTCACAGGCTGCTCAGGCTGTTCGACGCATCACTATCCAGCAGGCCACCCAGCAGGATCATGAAGACGGTGATTTCAGTGGGAAAAAATCGCTGATGCAGAGTGTTGAGGCCAGCAGCAAAGATGTTATGCCGGTAGCGTTTGAGTTCAAATGCGTGCCGTATGAAGGACTCGGTGAGCGTGCATTCAGCCTTCGCAATAGTCTGCTCACTGGTGACGAACCGCGTTTTGTTCTGCGCATTGTCCAGCTTGAAGCGCAGGAAGAAGCTATCGCCAACGAATTCCGCGACCTGCTGATCGGCAAGTTCAACGGTGAGCCAGTAGAAACCTTTATCGGTAACTTTAAAGCGTAATTGCACTGCCTTAATTGCCCTGCGAGCCGGGGCAATTAGTGAAGCGTAATTCTTTTAATTATCGCCATCCGGCGAGGGATTCGTGCAACCAAAATCAGCCGCAGGTGCAGCTGCGAATAAATGGAGAAATAAAACCGATGAGCTACATACAGACATTATCAGGCAAGAAATTCGACTATGTGAACGCCACTGTTGACGATATTGAGATCGAAGATATAGCAACCGCACTTTCCCATATCTGCCGCTTTGCCGGCCACCTGCCGGAGTTCTACTCCGTGGCCCAACACTCAGTTCTGTGCAGCCAGCTGGTAGAGCCTGAGTTTGCCTTTGAAGCGCTGATGCACGATGCCGCCGAAGCGTATTGCCAGGATATTCCTGCCCCGCTTAAAGCCCTGCTGCCGGACTACCGCCGGATTGAGGCGTTTGTCGACGAACTGATCCGCTTTAAATTCAATCTGCCGCTCACACAGTCTGCTGTAGTGAAATATGCCGATCTGACAATGCTGGCTACCGAACGCCGGGATCTGGATATTGACGACGGCACAACGTGGCCCATCCTTGAGGGCATCCCCACCAGCGACATCATCCAGATCGTCCCTCTTCGCCCAGGACAAGCTTACGGTTTATTCATTACCCGCTTCAACGAACTGATGGAGCTGCGCAAATGCATATGAAAGTTAATGAACTGGTCGCTGCCGCGCGCGCAGCAGCACCAGAACTACCACCAGCAGCAGCGCAATTAATGCGGGAAGTCGCCACACGGCTTGATGTCACCTTTGTCGCATTGAGTGAAGCTTTGGACCAGCGCGTGACCCTTATGGCAGAGAATCAAATCCTACGCGGGGAGAAATCAGCATGCACAAAATGACAGACGCAGAAGAATTGGCCAGCGCCATGCTTACCATCAACTCAATCATCGAAATCCTCGGCCCGTCTGACGAACTGAGCGTTTCAGAGCAGGTAGCAGCGTTGAAGCAACAGCATGATGCGCTGGCAGCGGAGAATGTCTGGTTGCTGCCGAAAGCTGCAAGCGAGTTATCAAATGCCTGGGTGCTTAACAAATTCTGGGTCGGTATTCATGTAGCGCTGATGCACGTTCGCGAAGGGCGGCTGCATGACGGGATGGTGTGGCTACAGAACACCGTGACCGGCCCCGGAATAGAAGTGCCGCAGCTCAGCGACTTTGCTGAAATCGAAGCATGGGCAGTGGAGCAGCAGAAAGACACTATAAGTGCCGCCCGCGCGCTGGAAATCATCAAAGCGGAAACCCCGGCCACCGACGCCGCGCTGGCAGAGATACGCAACGTAGCCCGGTCTGAATGTTTGAGTGAATTTGTTGCGTTTATTAAACAGCGCGCCAAAGAGTTTCCTCAGTCAGTGGTGGCCGATTGTCTCGATGTGCTCATCAACAATGTTGGGCAGTACGTCTATTCGCAGCAGCTGCGGGAGGCCAAATGAGCGCAGACATTATGACTAAAGAATTGCTTCTTCAGTGTCTGAATGAGGCACAGGGGAGAGTTGATGATAAAGGTTATCCGCTGGAAGTGCGCATTCGCTCTCGCATTACAGTCAATGACTGCATCATTCGGGCTGAACATGAGGGGTGGAATATAGATTACGCTGGCAATGGACGCTGGAAGTTGGCGAAAACACCGGGGCGCAAAAAGCAGCTGCGCAAGGAGTCAGGCCAATGATTACCGGCACTTCAAACTTTGATGATGTCCCTGAAGTTCGTTGCGGAAATTGCGGTGGTTATTACAAATCTGATGAGCCAGATACGCATGAATGCAAGGAGCAAGAGCGATGAGAGATGAGGATTTAGACCGCTGCCCGCGGTGCAAAGAGGATATGTGGGCTGGTAATGCCATCTGCCGTAACTGCCAGCACGAAGATGACATGGATGAATGGCCTGGTGGCGATGGCATTGAATGCGACATATGCGGGCATGTAAGCACAGCACCGGACGGTCAGCACCACTGCGATGAGGGAAACAGCGATGAGTAAAAACACCGAAACTCTAAATTACGACCCCGCAGATCCGGACAAAATGAAGCTTCCTGCTGGCAAATTCTGCGGTGGTTGCGTTCACATTCGTCGCTGCAAAGCTATGTTCGGTCACACAGAAACGGATGCCTTTTGCGATTGGTCCCCGTCACGTTTTGTCGCCCAGGAGGCCAGCAATGACTAACTCACTCGAAGCGCTGATTGCCAGCATGAAAGCGGCAGCGAAAACACTGAATGGGGCGTATCCCGAGGCGATTAACAAACCTCCAAAAACTCTTTTGATTGACTACATTAACGCAACAAACCCGGATAACGTCCTGTCACTAATAGCGGCGCTGGAGCAGGCGCAGCGCGCGAATGCCGCGCAGGACGACCATATCAACCAGCAGGCTGCCCGCATTGAATCGCTGGAGAAGAAAAACGGTGAGCTTGGTCAGGCGTATTACGACAGGTTGAGGAAAATTGCAGAGCTGGAGGCACGCCAGTTATCCGTGAAGCTGCCGCACGAAAGATTCAAGTACCACGAAAGTGATTATGACGATGGGCATACTGCGGGATGGAATGGTTACAGATTAGAAGCCATCAAAGCAATCCGAGCCGCTGGTGGCACCGTGGAAGGGAGTGAGTGATGATCCACTTTCACGGCGGCCCTATAACTCCCGACACTGCTGCGCTTAAAGCGTGGAAAGGACGCCATGCGTTTATCTCATTTGCTAATCCCGGGCAGTTAGCGCTGGCCAGCGAGGTAACGCAGTCGTTCGCTCTGGATAACGGCGCATTCAGCTTCTGGACAAAGCAGCGTGTTGTGGACTGGAACGAATATTACGAATTTGTTCGCACCTGGTCTAATCACCCGCGCTTCGCGTTTGCAGTTATTCCGGACGTTATCGGCGGCAGCAGTGAAGAGAACGATGCACTAATTGCTGAGTGGCCGCACGGAAAATTTGTAGGCGCGCCAGTGTGGCACATGAACGAGCCAGACGAGCGCTTTGTCCGGCTTTGCCATGAGTTTCCGCGTGTATGTATCGGCTCGATGGGTGAATACGACGCTAAGCGCCCACGCGCCTGCCGCGCAAAGCTCCGCGATTTAATCCGGCATGTGGTTGACGCCAACGGCTACCCAATAACGAAGCTCCACGGGCTGCGCATGCTGAATAAAGATATTTTCATGCACCTGCCACTGGCGTCAGCTGACAGCACGAACGTCGCCAGGAATATCGGTATCGATAACTCATGGGAAAAATCAGCCTATGCGCCGGCGAGCAAAGAGACTCGCGCCGCCGTCCTTGTTGAGCGTATTGAGTCGATGAACAGCGCCAGCGCACTTCGCTATGACGCAGAACGCGACCGCTTTACGCCGCAACTGGCATTTGAAATTTGAGGAGGCTTTATGACAACAACAAACCTGAGCAATGAGCGTTTGGCCGAATACGCCAACGATAAGCGCATGTGCAATATCAACGATGAAATAGTCTCTATGGCCAGTGAGCTACTGGCACTGCGGGACGCTGCGGAGAAGCCGGTGTCAGCCGCGGTGTTTAAGCCTGTTGCCGACCTGTTTGGCTTCCGAGCGCCCGGTTCTCTGGCGTGGAGTTTCACAGAAGATGCGAACGGTATTCCAGAAATGATTAGTCGTGGCTGGCCTGTCACTCAATACGTCACATTGGAACGTTTCCAGCAAGCCTACGCCGCCCCGCAACTCCCTGCCGAACCTGTAAGCCAGTCTTACAAGTTGCCTGATGGCTGGGTAATTGTGCCGAAGGAGCCGACAGAGAATATGGTTATTGCAGGGTTTGAGTCTGCGCCGGATTCTTTCTTTAGCGCCCCCGATGAATGGGCCGCATATGAGGCTATGAGTGGATGCCAGCAGGCTGCGCACAAAGCCAAATTGTGCTGGTCGGCTATGCTCGCAGCAGTCCCTAAAACAGAGCCTGCCGGTGAGCCCAAAAAAAAGAAGTGAATTGCGATATGTGTCGCGAAGGTGCGCGCGGAGGTTGCGGCACCTGCGCTTTTAAAGATTAAACCGGGTGCAGCCGGTTAAGTATGGAGAAATACCATGAGCGAACAATTCATGATCCCCCTGGCTGAATGGGGCACAAAAAGATTCAGTATTAAACTTTCCACCCCTTGCCTGGTTAATTACGGAAAACTGGGATTTATAAAACCGCCTCCAGAAAAGGTGGCCGGAAAGTGGCTTATTGAGGCAAGTGCGAAATATGTTGGTAAATGCGCTAACGGTATTCAACCAGAAATTCATGACGACGACGATGACGCTCTAAAAGGAATACTCGACCATGTCACCAAGGCCACGAAAAAATAACATCGTAATTGCCGGGCTATATGCCCGGTTCGATCGCCGGACTTCAAAAACTTATTATCAGTACAAGAATCCTGTAACAGGAGTATTTCACGGACTCGGCACCGATAAAGAAAAGGCAGAGAAAATAGCTACAATTGCAAATCAACGCATCGCTGCTGCCGAGGCCGAGCACTACATTCGGCAGATTGATGAAAATCCCGTTGCGCTGAAACAACGAGGCATTAGCGTGAAAGGCTGGATAGAGCGCTACATAAGGATTCAGAAACAAAACCTGGATAACGGCTCGCTGTCACTATCGCGTTACAAAGAAAAAAAACGTATGGCCGAGTTATTAAGTTCGCGAATGGGCGCCCGTGCGCTTAAAGAAATTGAAGTGCGAGACTTCGCAATATTACTAGATGAGTTTTTAGATGCCGGCCATGCCAGCAGCGCGCTTTGCAACCGTGTTGTATGGGTAGATATTTATCAGGAAGCTCAGCACGCCGGAGAAGTTCCTCCGGGCTGGAACCCGCCGGAGGCCACGAAAAAACCAACTGTAAAAGTTGCCCGGGCACGTCTTTCTATAGAAGAGTGGAAACTAATTTTAGAGCAGATCCCGGTAACAAAATATACGCACAATGCCATGCTTCTTGCTCTGGTTACCGGCCAGCGCCGGGAAGATATTGCAAACATGAAATTCTCGGACGTCTGGGATGGTCATTTGCATGTTGAGCAAAGCAAAACCGGATCCCGCATCGCGATCCCTCTAACTCTCCGTTGCGATGCAATTGGAATGACTGTTGAAGAAGTTATACGTAAATGTCGGGACCGATTTGTGAGCAAATATCTCCTGCATGGAACCAGAAAAAATAACGGTAAGCCTGTTAGCGTGGACACATTATCAAAGGCATTTGGTGCAGCGCGCGATGCAGCGGGAATAATCCCACCAGCGGGGAAAACTCCTACAACTTTTCATGAACAGCGTTCGCTTGCGGAAAGGACCTATCGACGACAAGGGATCGACACAAAAATCCTTCTGGGTCACAAAACGCAGTCCACAACCGACAGGTATAACGACGATCGCGGCAAGGATTGGATCAGGCTGGTTATTTGATGGGAGTCATAAAAAAGCGGGGTATTTTGGAGAAAAGTTTTGGAGAGGTTTTGGAGAAGAAAAAAAAGGTCTATATTCCAGCCTCTTAAAGCTATATACACCTTCTGAGTTCAGAGGCGGCACATGTCCTGGCAACACTTCAAACAGCAATACCTGATCAAATTCTGGGCGCCGATGCCCGCGGTTATCGCGGCCGGTATTCTCTCGACCTATTACTTCGGCCTGA